TGGGCGAGCGTGGCCTGCTGCCGGCCCGTGGGTAAGGACGCGCCCCAGCCGTCGCCCAGGCCCGTCGCGGCCTCGTACAGGGCTTTGATCTCGTGCGTGACCCCCTGGACCTTCGCGGCCAGGAGGCTCATCCCGTCGACGAGGAACACGGAAAATTGTGAGGAACTGGCTTTGGCCATTACTGCTCCGCCGTCCGTTCGTCCATCCATTCGAAGCCGCAGACGCTGCAGACGTCGTGCGGCGCCCCGAACCCGCCCGAGAGCCGCCGCTTGTCGGGCCCGGCGTGACACGTCGGACACGCGCGATCGGCGGCGCGTCGGGCCGGCTGCCCGTCCGCGCCGACAATCACCGGCGGGTTGAACGGTCGCGCGTCAGGCATTCACGTTCTCCACGATCACCCGCAGGATCGCGACCTCTTCGTGACACACGACGTTGGCGATCAGCTGGTCCCCTAAGTTCAGGATCTGGAGGTCCGTCATCGGTTGGTTCGCGCACACCGTATAGCCGGGCACCACGAGCGCGCCCGGCGTGTAGATCAACCCGATCGCGAGGTTCAGAATCCCTTGCGCCTCGGAAACGTTCTGCTGCTCGCTGAACGCGTGGATCCGCACCTCGCACTCGGGCGTATCGCCGTGGCCGGGCGACGTCCCAAAGCCGCCGAGTTGCTTGGCGTTCGACACTTCGAAAAACACGAGCGGATAGATCGTCGGCTGGGGGATCGCGTCGTTGATGCCCCCCGGCGCCAGCGCGAGGAGCGCGGCCACGTTCAGGCAGTTGAACACGGCAGCACTCACGGCACTGAGGGCGCTATAGGTGGTCGTCACGACATGATCCCGTTCGCCACGAGGGCGGCCCGCATGGCGACCACTAAGGCATAGAGCGCGGAGGCGTGCCCGGCGGTATCGAACCCATTGGCCCCCGCCCCGTAGGCCGCGAGCGCGCCGCCCGAGGCGACGGGGGTTTGCGGCGTGGCGTTGTTACACCCGAACGCGCCGGTCGCCGCCACGTTCGCGAGTGTCGTCAGGAGGTTGAATGTGAACGACCCATCCGCATTGACGATCGTGCCGAGCACGCCCGCGTGGCTATACCAGCGGCCCAGCGGGATGGCACCTTGCCCGGCGCCCCCTTGGGTCTGCCAGTACGTATAGCCCGTCGTCGGTTTCATGTTTTGGAACGTGAACGTCCCGTCCGGATTGGCAAACACGAGCACGGCGTTCGCCGCACTGTCCCCGATCACGAGGCTGCCGTCGGCCTGCGCGGCGATCAGTTTGACCACATGCGCCGAGGAGTTATAGAAGCCCGCGACGTCGTCGCCGTTGGCCGCGTACAGCTCCAACCGTGGGCCATGCACTTCGAGGCGGCCGGTCTTCAACACCGCGTTCGTGAAGGCGCCGGTCCCGTCGAGGCACGACACCGTGCCCGCCGCCGTCGCCTGGAGGAAGGCCGGACACCCGGCGCCGGCGGCCAGCTTTGCGGCGGTCGCGGCCGCATAGAAGCCCGGCACGACGAGATTCGGCAGCGCGTTCGCCACGCTATTGAAAAAGTAGTACGCCGTGAACGTGGCGCCGTCGTAGAACATATCCCCGAGCAAGGTCGCGCCGCCGGTCCGGTATAGCGCGATGCCGTACGTGTAGTTGTTCATCTCGATCAGGTTGCCCGAGGTGAACAAGCCCTCGTTCTGATAGCTCGGATCGTTCCAGTCTTCGATCGCCGCAGAGCCGCCGCAGTTCGTCCACCAGGCGTTGTCGCGAATGACGACCGCGTTGGCGTCCACTTGGAGCAGCACGCCGCGGTGGATGTAGTCGAAATAGTTGCCGGCGATGATCGTGCCGTAGCCTTGGAAATGGCCCGTGGCGTCACCGGTGGTGGTGAGGGTGTGGCCGCCGAGCACGATCGCGTCCTGGAGCGGACTCGCGGCCGTGGCCCCAATGAACGCGCAACCCTCGACGTGGAGCGTGGTGTTCGTCGTGTAGACAAACGGCAGGGAGTCGCTGCCGCCATTCGTCAGCGTGAGCCGATCGAAGTCGAGCACGCCCAGCCCGAACGTGACGATCTTGCCGATGGTGCCCGCATAGCGCAGATCGAGCACCGATTCCCCGAGGATCGGCGACGCGATACCCGCCCAGTGTGACCCGACGCCGACGAACCGCAAGGGCTTCTGGTGGGGCGCTGGACTCGCGCCGTCGTTCGGGATCAGGAGTTGCGCGTTGATCCGATAGCGACCGGCGGGGAACAAGATGACCCCGCCGTTGGCGGCGAGCGCCGCCGTGATCGCCGCCTGCACCGCGGTCGACTCATCCACCACGCCGAGGCCGGTCGCGCCGTACGCCTGGACGTTGTAGACCTGGCCGCCGCGATCGTGGACGGTCATCAACGTCAGATTCGCCGATCCCCCCCACGTCGAGAGCGCCGTGTCCTCGACATTGGCCAGGCCGACGTCCGCCGGCACGCCGCCGCTGATCACATGCGTGACTTTCGACCCGCCGGCCACCGAGCCCCAATCGGACGGGCGCATGACCGACGCGTTGGCCCCATCGGCCGCCCCGCTCACGAAGGCATGCGTAACCACCAAGCTCATTGCACGAAGTCCTGCTGCACCCAGGACGGGGCGATCGTCGCCCCGGGCGCGATCGGCTGATCCTGCACTTCGCTACACAGCAGCCGCAGTTCCGCGTGCTTGTTCTCCGGGTCCTGGTAGCTCGTCAGATGGAGTTCCCGCTTGCCGAGGAGCAGCCGATCGGTAATCACCAGGTCCGTGCGGTACGGAATCGTCCAGGCGGTCAGCAGGACGGCCGTCAACGACCGGGCCATCAAGGCTTCCCGACTGGAGAGCGACTCCTCCTTCGCCTGCACGACCGCGCGCAACGCCCAGCCCTGGACATGCCCGCCCTGGCCATCCTGGACGAGCACCGACTGCTCGATGCGGACCCGTTCGCGCCGCTGTCCGACGGGGCTCGGCATCAGATCGCATTCCACGGCCGGCCGGCGGCCAGCGTGTTCAAGATGGCGGTGAAGTACGCCGCGCGCTGCTCGGACAGCGGCAGCACGTCGATGGCCGCCATGTCCTCGGGGGTCATGAAGCGCGACGGCGCGACGCGGCACTCGGTTTCCCAGACCTCGAACGCCCTCACGAACGGGCGATTCATCTCTTCCATCAGAGGACCCGGAACGCTTGCCAGAGCGCATCCACGCCGAAGGGCAGGATGTCCGCGCTGCCGCGAATGATTTGCCCGGCTTCGCGGTTGAGAAACCAGTTGCCGATGAGCAAGAGCTGGCCGATCTTGAGCGGCGCCGGCACGGCGGCTGGCGTCAGGCCATAGCCACAGACGAACCGGATCGTCACCGCCGCGGGCTGGGTCTGGGTGGGCGGATAGATTTGCCCGTACGCCGGCGCAATCCGCCCGCACTCCGCATAGTCCCCGGTCGGCATGTCGACGACATAGAGACTCGGGTCCCAGGTCTGCAGCGCGCCGGTCGTGTCGATGTATTGGACGTACGTGACGCTGACGAGCGGCGGTTTCGGGATCCGCGTGGGGCCGTGGCCGACGCCGCCGCCGCCCAGCACCGTGCGCTCGCCGAGAAACCCGCTCATCGTGAAGCTGGAATCCGCCCAGGTGTTCGGGAAGCGGTCCATCCGCAAGTCCCAGGTTTGCAGCTGGAGCGCGCGGCCGGTACCGCCGCTGCTGCCGTCGGCCGACGGCTCCGATTCACAGATCGAGCCGGCCGCGGCCATCCAGAGCCCGAGTTGCGGATCGAGGGTCGTGTTCACGATCGGGGCTTGCACGCCGAGACTGAGGTCCGCGAGATTGATCGTCGCCATCGTGACGCCGTTCGCCACGGACCCGGCATAGAGGAGCGGCGACACGAAGCCGGCGAGTGGCATCCAGAGCTTGACGGTGGTGACCGCGGAGCCCCCGATGGGAATCTGGGACACGGCGAGCTGGCCGTTGACGGTCTGGTCCAACACCGCGCACGGCGCCGACAAGGGACCCGGGACCGTCTCGCCGTCGGCGGTCACATACGAACAGGCGACGCGATGCGATCCGTTGGCGCAGAGGCCCGCCCCGAGCCCCGCGAGCGCGACGATCGGCGCCGTGGCCGGACTCGGTTCGCCGGCGCTGTCATCGACGCGGCATTGCCCTTTGGCTTCAGAGACCGTCAGCGAGAGCCCGGCCGGCGGCGTGACGAGCGACAGCCGCCACGGAATGATCTCCGCGGATCCGTTGGCGGAACGAACCAGCCCGACGTTCATCGGACGGACTCCGACCCCGCCGCCGCGACATCCACGCGCACCGCGATGGTGGCCGTCATGCTCATTTACTACTGACGCACACCCAGGTGACGACATCGCTCGCCGTCCAGGCGGTGCCGGTCGTGATCGTGAGTTGCGTCGTCGAGATGGCACTGACCCGTTGCACGGCATTGGTGAGCGTCGGCGTGAGTTGGCAGAAGGGCGCGCTGGGAAACGCGGTGCCGTTGAAATTGATCACGCCGGAGGTCGCCACGCCTCCGGTCCCGACGTTCACCGATCCGGCCAAGGGCGTCGATCCGGCCGTGACACCCGGCACCGTGCCAAACCCGGAGGCCACGGTGGGGAGCGCATCGACCTTGACGCGACTGCCAATGGTTGCCGCGTTATTCTCGAGCAGGATCTCGCCATCGGCCCCACCGTCCGCGATGATGGCCCGAACCCCATTGCCGAGAAAGAATCCCGTCCCAGAGGAAACGACATTGACCGCGGCCACATTCCCGAGCGAGGTCATCGTCGCGGTGGTACTCAGCGCACCTTGCAGCCTCACAGCACCCGCACTAATCCGCCAGAACCCCAACGTCGGCTCCGAGACAAAGCTATAGGCCGGGAGCAATGCGGTCCCGTCGGAGCTCGCGGCCAGGGGGAACGTGACGCCGCCGCCCCCGACCGTGACGACTTGCGCCCGCGCGAACGCGCCCAGCAGCAGCAGCACCGCGACGGCGCCGCTCAGCAACGTGAGCCGGAGGCGGGTCAGCGGATCCATAGCGTCACCGTCCCGGTCTTCGCATTCCCGGCCGCGGTGATGATGAGGTCCAGCGTCGTCGAGCCGTCGAGCAGGAGGCCGTTTTGGAAGACGATCAACAGCGGCACTGTGGCACTCTGCGCCAAGCCCGCCCCGCTCAAGAGATCCAGGGTATCGACATCGACCAGCTTGACGCCGTAGCTCGCCGTCGGCACCGTGCCGCCGGTCCCCGGGACAATCTTCAGTTGGTGCAGGAACCCGACGAGCCCCGCGAACGGATTCGTGTTGACATTCCCGGAGGCGTCCGAGGTCCAGGCGAGCGTGATCTTCGTAACGCCGCGATCGCGCCCGTTGCTGTCCGGCGGGACCGCGGCCTTCGTGACGACGAGCGTCCCTGTGGCCGCCATCGCCTTATTGTTCGACCGCGACGGTCAGGATGACGTCGATCGCCGTCAGGGTTGTCAGGGCTGAGCCCGTGACCCCGATCGTGAGCGGCGTGTTGACGTCGTTGGCCACGAACGAGGCGCCATCGGCCAGGACGGTCGCGTTCGCCGTGTGCGGCTTGTTCACCGCGCTCCGGGTCAGGGCGGCGATCGCCACCGACAGGAGCTTGACGCCGGCCGCGGCTTGCGTGCCGCTGATGTCGACGGAGGTCGCGACGGCGGCGTTGCCGCCCACGGCGATCATCGTCGCGTCGGTGAGGCGATACATGTAGCCCGGCAGCGCCGGGAGCAGCGTGAACCCCGCATTCAATTGCGCGAGGGTGACGCGGCCGCGCCACGTGGTTTCGTAGCCGGGCTGGCCCGCGTCATTGACGAGGAGCCCGCCGGCCGCCACCACATGGGTATTCCCGCCGTCCTTCTCGTAGAGTGCGGTCAGATACGTTTTGTCTGCCATCGACCTGCCTTTGGAAAAGGGACCGCGCGGGCCACGCCGGACCCGCGCGTCTCACAGAAATGCGAACGGGTCTATGCAGTACCCTCTACCGGTTCGTGTTGCTGCTTGACCGTGGTCAACAGCTGCACGATCGGCAGCGACCGCGCCTTGTACTGAATGGTCGTGATCGAATCGACCGTGGTCGACGTGCCGCGCAACACGGCGCAGCGCACGGCTTTCTTGAGCGGCCGCTCGATGTCGATCACCACGTTGTTGTTCGCGCCGGAGATCGTCCCGCTGCCGGCCAGGTCCTGCACGGTGCCCATGCCGGTCGTGAGGTCTTCCTGCGCCTTGACGATGTTGTTGGCGGCCGGGGTGCCGACGCGCACGATCCAGCACACGCCGTCGTAACCGGTCATGTCGACGGGGGTCGAATCGACTTCGCTCGTCCCCGCGACGGTCGGCGCGTCGACGGTGATCTTGATGTTGTCGCTGAGATAGCCGGTGAAAATCGTCGGGCCAGACATAAGCACTCTCTCCTTTGAATCGAAGCCTCGTCAGTCGCCGTGCGGCCTACGTGGCCGAATTCTGGAGCGTCTTGATCGGGTGCTGGCCGGCGTCGATCAGCCCGCCGTCGGCGCGCATGAACGCCATGAACCCGACCTGGCCGTTCTCCGCGTACAGCTCGTTCAAGCGCACGAGCTGAATGCCCTGCACCTCGCGGATGTAGTAGTTGGAGAAGTCGCCGAAGCCGGTGTGGACGGCGCTCGCCGCCATCTGCGCGACGTCGTTGTTGATGACGATCGCATACCCCTTCAACCGATCCGGGCCGCCGTCGGCCACCGCGGGCTTCCAGAGGTACTGCCCGTCGCCGTCCTTGAGCAGCTCGTAGGCCTGCGCGGTCAGGTCGTGCATCATGAAGCGGCACGCGGGCCCGCGATACGCGACGTCGACCGAGTGAATCAGCTTGATGACGTCATCGAACGGCACGCTGAGGGTGTTGCCGACATTCGACTGACGGCCGACGGCGGCGATCGGGACCCAGCCCTGGGGCTGCGCGTTGCCCGTGCCGGTCGTGAAGTGCGTGTTCTGGATGCGCCCGAGGCGCATGCCGAGCTTGCGCCCGAGATAGCTCTCGATGTCGAACGAGCTGTCCGCGAGCAGCTGCCACGAGACCTTGACGATCTTCGAGCTGTAGAGATACGCGTGCAGGACGCGCTGCCCGAGCGCCACGCTCGTCGCGCCGGCGTTGCTGCCTTCTTCGCCGACGATCACGCCCGTGTTCGACGTGTCATCGTCGGTCGTGATCGGCAAGTCGGCGCCGGTCGTGGTCGAGAGCACGGTGCACCCGGCCGAGCGCATGCCGCCGAAGAACTTCAGGGCCTCGATGACCTTGCCGTACATGGAGGTGTCGGGCGCGATGGCGAAGCCGCCGGTGGCGCCGCTGACGGTCGACTGGGCGCGTTCCTCGCCTTCGAACCGGACGTAGCCCGAGCGCAGCGCCTGCGTTTCCTCCGGGGCCATGCCGCCGAAGCCGTTCCGGATGTAGCTGCGCAGCGCCGCGCTGTAGGCGGTCGCGTGTTCGGCCGCCGTGGGGTCGCCCGGCTTCTTCCCGCGCTCCTCACGCTGGGATTCGGGGATGAGGCCGCGCTCCTCGAGCTCGATCTCCTCGGCGTTGCGGATCGTCAGCGCGACCTGGCGCGCGTCCGCGAGCATCGCGGTCTGGGAGACGACTTCTTCAGGGGACAGGCCGCGCGTTTCGCCATCGGCCTTGTCGAGGACGGCGCGCGCGTCGGCAATCAGCTTGGCGCGGCGCTCACGAAGGGCTTTCAGATTCATCGAGAGGCTCCGGGGCCTCACACACATCGAGGCCCGAATCGCGCCTTCTGGGCCTTGGCGCGGTGGGCCTCACGGGTGAGCCTCTCGGGGCTTCAGTCGATGAGTGGCGTCGACGATGTGACTAGGCAGTCATTGAGAACGAGTCTACTCGATCGGCTAAGGCCGGGCTGGCTTGCAAGCCCTCACGATGGCGAAGAAAATCGCGTCCTTCACCTGCTGCTCCGGCGGCAGGTCCGCGTATGGCACGAAACACGGGTGCTCTTTCGCGTCGGCGTTTTTCACCGGGCCGTACTTCCAACCGGTGCGCGCCTTCTCCGCGAGCCAGCTGTCGTGGCTCTGTTCAGGCTTCGTGATCGTCCCACTGAGGATGCCTTCGACGCCGTTCACCGCGGAGTCACGCTGCCAAGGCGGCGCGTCGGACCAGGCGAGCTGCGACTCATCGCCGATGGTCTGACAATAGGCCCGGTTGGCTTCATGAACGATCTTGGCAATCTGGTACGCTTCCATCGGTTCGGCTCTCCTTACGCGGGGCGCCCCATCAGGTAGTTCAGGGTCTTGCAGTCGCCGCATTTGATTTCGATGATGCACTCGGGCCGGAGCGCGTCGCGGGTGTTCTTGCAGAGCAACCGCTGGCAGCTGCGGCAGCGCGTGGCTTCCCAGGAGGACGGCTCCGCGATCGCGGGCTCGTCGACGAGCACGGCGGCGCTGTCGCGTCGATTCATCGGGTGCCGTTGGGCCCGAGTGGCACGGCCGTGGCCGGCGCGAGGTGGACGCGCCGCTGCGCCTGGTCGTGGATCTTCTGCACGGCTTCCTTCGCCAGTTCGAGCAGGCCGTAGCAGATCAGTTTGTTGTCGAGCGGTCCGGCGAGGCTGATCTGGCCGGTGTCATCGAGCGTGATTTTCAGTTCGATCGGCATCGGGCTCCCTTTCTCGTCAGATCACGCCGCAGTGGCACGCCTGGCAGCTCGACCCGCGCTCCACGGTGGACACGCCACACGTCGGGCAGAGCACCGACGCGGCGCGTGGGCGCCCATCGATCGGGAAGGCCACCGAGACGATCCGACCCTGCAGCTCGTCCCACACCATCCGGATCGATCCCGGACCGCCCGCGGCATCGCCAAACTGATAGCCCGCCGGGAGCGTGCCACGCGCCGCGGCTAAGCGTCGCTCGGGCATCAGATCGCCTCGGTATCCAGGATCGCGAGCTGGTGCCGCATGGATTCGCGCGCGTTGACGTCGGTCGGGTCCACGGTCGGCGGCGCCGCGGCCGCCGCCGCCGCATGGCGCGCCTCCGCCGTCGTCTCTTCGTAGGCCGGGAAGGTCACCGGGCCGACGTCGAGCAGCTGATCGACGTCGAGAATCGTCCGCAGGGGCA